TGGTGCACCCCCAGGGACTTGAACCCTGAACCCACTGATTCAGAGTCGCTCGAGCACGAGCTCGCGTTCTGGACGCTCGTCGACGAGCTCGTAGTGTGACGAGCTCTGTCGGCGCGAACCAATAGTCTCCGGCTCGATGAAACACGAGATACCTGCGCGGCCGGCGTGGGTTGAGCCGCTCGAGGCGTACCTCAGCTGGATGCGCGCCGCGCACCGCTCACCCGGCACGATCTATCAGCACAGCTACGCACTCCGTCGGTTTGCGGCGTCGACGGGGCTGGACCCCTGGCCGGTCACCCTCGCGCAGCTCGCGACGTACATGGCGAGCCTCGACGGCCGCTCCCTCGGTGCGGCTGCGCGACGCACGCCACGGCAGGCGCTGCGCGGCTTCTACGCGTGGGGGCAGCTCGCCGGCCGCTGGGCCGAGAACCCGGCGCTGCACCTTCCGACGATCCGGGCGACGCGAGGCGTACCTCGAGCTGCGCCCGAGCACGCCGTGCGCGTCGGCCGGCGCAACGCCGACGAGCGCTCACGGCTCATGCTCGAGCTCGCCGTGAACGCCGGCCTGCGCTGCTGCGAGATTGCGCTTGTGCAGTCACGGGACTTGATCCCCGATCTCGTCGGCTGGTCGCTCATCGTCTACGGCAAGGGCGACAAGCAGCGCAGCGTGCCCGTCGACGACGACATCGCCGGCAGGCTGCGCGCGTGGTTCGCCGAGCGCGGCGAGGGGTACGCGTTCGAGGGCAGGATCGACGGCCACCTCTCCGCGTCGAGGGTGAGCGAGCTGATCAGCGACGTACTGCCGCCTGGGGTGACCGCGCACATGCTGCGGCACCGCTTCGGAACGCGTGCCTACCAGAACGGCGGGCGCGACATCCGCGCGGTGCAGGAGCTGCTCGGGCACGCCTACGTTTCGACGACACAGGTGTACACAGCAGTCGAGGACTCGGCGAAACGACGGGCGGCGCTCGCTGCCGCATCGTAGAATCACGCTCATGGATCAGATCGCGTTCGGGATGTTCCTCGTAGGGGCCGTGCTCAGCTCGCTGCTGCTTTACGGGATCATCCGACTGGCGGTGACGCACGCGCTGCGCTCGGTGCAACGTGCGCCAGAGCAGCCGAAGGACGGCAGCTAGAGCTCTCACGCGACCCTGAGCCCGATGATGGGCAGGTCCAGGATGCCGGATGCCGCGAACGTGGTGTCAGAGGTCGCCGAGGTCGGCAGGGCGCTCAGGCCCGTGAGCCGGTAGCCGCGCACGTTCGTGTTGAACCGCACTGACGTCGCTCGACTGATCCCGACGACACTGTTGTTGACCGAGAACAGCTTCGGCGCGGTCGAGGGCGCAGACGGGACGTAGTAGAGTGCTGCGAGCCAGTAGCGGCCCGCGATCAGGTCGGTGTCGCCGATGGTGGTTACCTTCAGGCCGGTGCTCGTCACGACCACAGTCGCCGACACGATCAGGTCGGCGGTGTCGGGCATCCCGTTCGCCTTCGAGCCGTACACACCGAGCGTGAACGCCGGGGACGTGCCCCCCGATTGTGCGGTGCTCACATCGCACACGAGCCGGTCGATGGTGATGTCCTGGGTGATGTCGATCGGGATGAAGTAGCACTCCCCCGACGTGTGTGTGCCCGCGGCGCCGGCACCGCTGATGCCCTGGGGGATGATCATCCAGCCCGGAACGTACGTGTCGAGCCCGGACCCGATGCCGGCCGGTCCTACGCCGCCTGCAGCGCCTTGCGACCCCTGGGCGCCTTGCGCACCCTGAGCGCCTGTGCCGGCTGCGCCCTGGGCGCCCTGTGTGCCCTGGGCGCCCGTGAGGCCCTGTGGACCGGCTCCGCCGCCTGCGCCCTGGAACCCCTGCGCGCCCGCAGCGCCTTGCGAGCCCGGGGCGCCCTGCGCACCCTGAGCGCCTGTGCCGGCTGCGCCCTGGGCGCCCTGGGCGCCCTGTGTGCCCTGGGCGCCCGCGAGGCCCTGTGGACCGGCTCCGCCGCCTGCGCCCTGGAACCCCTGCGCGCCCGCAGCGCCTTGCGAGCCCTGGGCACCCGTGAGGCCCTGCGGACCGGCGGCGCCCTGGGCGCCCTGCGCACCCGTGAGCCCTTGCGGGCCAGCTCCACCCGATCCACCCTGTGGGCCGGGTGTGCCAGGCACCTTCACCTCGAGGCGCTCGGCGGGGTTGGTGCGGATCTCGAGGCGCTCGACTGGCGCGACGATCACCTGCAGGCGTTCACTCATCGCGGGTCACGTCCTGCGACACGGTGACGGCGCCCGACGCCCAGCGCAGGCGCCGGCCTGACACGACCACTTCGAGGTCCCAGACGCCCGACTTGCGGGTGTCCCACTCGGCGCCGGAGGTGTCGGCCTCGGGCAGCGTGAGGGCGATCCACCCATCCTCGGCGTCGATCGCGACGTCGAGCTCGGCCCACACCTCGCCGCCGGGGCTCTTGCGCAGCTGCGCCTCGGCGGCGGTCGGGATGATCGGCTCGTCCGCCTCGTCGACGCGCCGGCATTCCCACAGGTGGTCGGTGCCGCGCTTGACTCTGAGGTCCCAGCGGGCGGGCTCGTCGATCGCGAGCTCGGTGCTCACTGCTCCGGCTCGCTCTCGTCGGGCGTCGCCGGCGGACGCGTGTTGAACAGGGCGAGGACGAGCGGCAGCCAGACGACGAGCGCCTCGGGCTCGATCACCCGGTAGTAGACGAGGATGCCGCCGGCGGCGATCGCGACGCCGTAGGTCCAGCGCCGCACGAGGTACCAGCGGATGCTGCGGCGGCGGGCGCGCGCCTGGGCGCGGGTGCGTGGCGTGGTCATTGGTGGGTCCTTCCCTGATCGGTGATCTCGAGCGAGCGCACGCGCTCCTCGAGCGCGCGGTCGTCGTCGCGGAGCCCGCGCAGCTCGGATCGGATGCCGCCGAGATCGCGGCGCACCTCGGCGAACCACTTCTTGGTCTCGGCGTGCCGCGAGTCGTTCTCGTCGCGCATGTTGGTCTTGTGGTCGTTCACGACCTGCTCGCGAGTCGCGGCGACGTCGCGCTTCACGCTGCGCAGCCGGACGGTCTGCACGCTGATCAGCGCGACGAGGACGCCCTGCACCGCCGCGACGATCGAGACCACAACAGAGTCGCTCACGACAGTCCGGCCCGCTTCCACGTCTTGGGCCCGACGATCGCGTCGGCGACGAGCTTGTTGGCGCGCTGGTAGTCGGCGGTGCGGCGTGCGGTGACAGGGCCAAAGTCGCCGTCGAGCGCGATGTCGCGGTAGCCGGCGAGGCGCAGCCACGCCTGCCAGAGCTTCACGATGTTGCCGCGAGAGCCTCGGCGCAGCACGGGCCGGGCGGGGATGCCCTTGAACGTCCAGTGCCACGCCTCACCCCAGGCGGCGCCGTCCCAGTACCAGCCGAGCAGCGGGAAGAACCACCGCGCGAACGCGTGCATTTGTGACAGGCGGTTGTTCATCGGCGCAGCGAAGTCGGCGGAGAGCGCTAGGCCGTGGTTGCTGGTGCCGGGGTACGCGGCCGACGGTCCGCCGCGCTGCGACTTCGCGTAGGCGTCGCGCTGCCCGGCGAGATCACGGTAGGCGTCGGCGAGGCTGAGCTTCTGCCCCAGGAACAGCGCGACGAATCGCACGAGCAGCGTGTAGGTGCGCGCGGCGGCGCCGGCGCGGAGGTACATCACCTTGCCGACGCTGTTGACGCCCACACGAGTGAGCATGGACAGGGGCAGGCGCCCGTTGAGAATGGCCACGGTCAGGCCTCCGTTCTGGATTCGAGCGCGCGCACGCGCACATGGAGCTGCGCGACCTGGGCGAGCAGCAGGCTGATGAAGTCGATCGATAGCGGCACAGGATTGCCGTCGTCGTCGAGCGCGAGGGTGCGGCCGTCCTCGGCCGTCTCCCATACGACGAACGGGCGCAGCGCGTCGGACTCGGCCAGGCGCTCGGCGATGTAGCCGAACTTCCACGACCCGTCGCCCTGTCGCATCTGGAAGCGGAACAGGCCGGGGAACAGGTCGCCGAGGATCGCGGGTTCGATCTGGCTGATGTACTTCTTGACTCGCTCCGTCGATGCACCCTGGCTGATCCGGCCGTCGCCGTTGATGTACGCGACTGTGTAGCCCGAGGTCGCGGCGGTCGCGTTTGGCACGTAGATGTGTCCGGTGACGGTGCCTCCGGCGAGCGGCAGTTTCGTGTCGGTGTAGGCCTTCGGCGATGCCTCGTTGCTCGCTGATGGTGTCGCCACGATCAGCCGGCCCACCGAGTCGTACTTCGGGATGAGGTTGGCGACGGACCCGGTGCCGGGGTAGACGTCGGCGACGGGCACTGCGCCGAGCGCGATCAGCGCTGCCGCGGCGTTCGTGACGCCGGTGCCACCGTTGGCGATCGGCGTCACAGCGGCGGTGCGCTGGGCGAGGTAGTCGCGGGTCTTGTTGATCTCCTCGCCGCCGTCCTTCACAAGATCGGTCGACGGGTCGACCACATCCATGCCGGCAGCGAGTGCGTCGTCTCCGGTGGCCATTAGGCGTCGCTCCATTCGTCCATCGCGTCCCACGTCAGTGCGGGGCTCACGTCATCCCAGGTGAGATCGTCGGGCCCGAGAATCCACGCGAGCTCGGGGGTGTCGGTGGTGCGCAGCGTCGCCGTCATCCGGTCGACGTCGAGGTCATAGGTCACGCGCTGAGTGTTGCCCGTCTGCGTGGGAGCGCCTTCGAGGACGATGGTTGCTGGCTGCTCGGCGTTGGCCCGCCAGTCGGACACGCACGACGCGGTGACTTCTCGGCCGCGACCCTGCGCCCGCTCGACGGCGTACTGCGAGAATCCGGGGCCGGGGTAGGCGGTCGCCTTCTCGAATAGCGCCACGCGCGTCGGAGAGCCGCCGGTGAGGTCGTAGGAGTCGATCCAGGACTGCTGCGTGTCGGGGTCGGTGTAACGGGTCACGGCGGCGTCGAACCATGCGCCGCTGTCGCGATCGATGCGGTCTGAGCCTTCGATCATGTTCACGGCGTGACGGATGCTCAGCGATCCGGGCGCGAGGTAGCTTGCGTCGCGGAGAGTCCATTGCCGTTGCTCATCGCACACGAGCCGGTAGCCGGCTGCCTGCACAAGAGGGTGCAGGAAGTCCAGTGCGCTCTGGCCTGCTGCCCAGGTCAGCGATTCGCGGGTGCGCTCGACGACGGGCGTTCGGACGCTGGCAGAGTCGTGGGCGTCGCCTGACCAGGCGTAGGTGTAGCCGGCGTCGGCGGGCGTTGAGCCGTCGAAGTAGGGCACGAGCTCGGTGCCCTCGTAGAACATCACGCCGTCTGCATAGTGGAACTGGCCGGCGCTGTTGCTCGAGGTCGCGATGTATGGGTAGGCGAACTGTGCACCCTCGGGAGCGGTAGCGATGACGTGATACCGAGTCTGAGCGGTGTTGCTCGAGGTGGCGGTGGCGCCGAGGCTCTGCGATACGACTTTGTTCTGAGTGCGCCACTGGATGACGGCCTGCGTCGGCCGCCCTGTGGTCCCGGTGACGAGGTAGAAGGTGAACACGTAGGACTTGCCCGGTGTGACCGCGTATTCGGTGGTCGATCCGGCCGCGATCGCGTTCGATACGCCTGCTGCAGCGGTCCAACGGACGGCTTTGGTGCCGCTGATCGCCGCTGGGCTGATAAGGGCTGCGGATGTGAACGCTGACGCGCCGGTGCCGGCGAGCCAGTTGGCGGCGCTGGTTTCTCCCGACGGGTTCTGCACGAGGTTGGTCACCGCCCAGAATGCGGTCACGTCGGCGTCGTGCGCGGGCGTGGCTTCGAGCGCGGCGCCGGCGACCGCTTCGCCGAGCACGTAGTCGACGACTGCGCGCAGCGATGCCTCGTGCGTGCGTGGGGTGGTGTCGTCGACGAGCGGGGCGTAGTCGCCGAGCAGCCCTTCGTCGCTCGCGAGCTCGAGCGTGACGACGGCATCGTTGTGGTTCACCTCGCGGGCGCGCAGGCCGAGATCGAAGCTGCGTGTCTGTGTCGAGTGGGGGAACGTCGCCTCGACATCGAGGCGCACGCGCGCGCTCAGTCGCGGGTCGAGCTCGTCGAGCACCTCGACGGCCGGCAGGGCGATGTCGATCGTGGCCTGAACGTGCGGCGCGGCGCCGGCGTCGAGGGTGATCGAGCCTGTGCGGAGCGAGAGCTCGACGTCGGGGCTGCCGATGAGGAATGCGCTGTAGACGTGTGTGGAGACCGTCACGGGGTCACCTCTTGATACTCGACGGTGACGATCCAGTCCTCGCTGGTGTCCTCGTCGAGCCCGCGAACGATCTCGCCGGCGACGACGTACGACATCTCGATGGTCGCCCGCTCAGTCGAGACGACGGCGAACACACCGCCTGTCGCGTGCTCGAGCTCGGCGGCGGCGCTGGCGTCCTCGTCGTCGAACACGAGGCGCAGCGTGCCGGTGCGCAGGTTCGCCGGCCTGAGCGTGACGTCGGGCTCGGCGCGACCGATGATCGGGTGCACGACGTTGCGGCCCTCGCGGGTGCTCTCGTACCCCTCGACGACGACGGGCTCGATCGTCGTGGTGTCGTGTGTGATGACGGTCGGCGCGGTCATTCCCAGGTCCTCGCTCCCAGGCGGGCGATCACGTTGAGCGACTTCGGCTGCGGCTTGTAGTTCCGCACGGCTGAGTCGTCGACTTTCATCCGCACTGTGGCCTCGATCGGCTTCGAGTACTTCTGGGCGAGCGCCTCGTAGCGGGCCTGTGATGCGTCCGCGGTGCGCTTGATCTGCTCGCGCTCGTTCTCGAGCCCACGAGTGCGGGATTCCTGGGCCTCGCGCGCGGCTTGCTCGTTCGCCTCGAGCAGCTCGTTGAGCTTTTCGTACTTCGACGCGACCTGCTGCGCACCCGCCGCCCACACCGATGACGAGCCGGCAGCGGCGCTCGACTTCGACTGCAGCTCTGCGGCCTTCTCGTTGGCGAGCTCGATCGCGCGGGCGATGTCCTCCCGCGATCCGGCCTCGGCGCGGGCGATCGTGATCAGGTCCGCACCGATGAACTGTGCTTCCTTGAGCGCCGCGGCACGCTTGGCAGGATCGAATAGGATGTCGAGCACGCCCGCTTGAATCTGCGCCTCGTCTAGATAGGTTCGCCCTTCCTCGGCCGCGGCGCGATACACTTCGGCGAACTTCTCCTTGAGCTCGTTGAGGGCCGTCTGCTGCTCGCTGAGCGCGGTCAGCACGGTGCCGAGCCCGGCGGCGGCGGCGATGCCGGCCGCGGCGCCTGCGGGGCCGAACCCGGAGAACGCGTTCGCGGCGACTTCCTGGAAGGCGTCAGCGATCGACTCCGCGGACCCGTCGAATGATGCCGCGGCCTCGCGGGCCGTCGATCGGGACTCTTCCTTGAGGTCCTTCACACCGCTCTCGGCGCGGCGCATCCCGTCGCGCACGTCGTCGCCGGCGTTCTTGCCGGCGCGGCCGGCGCGGTTGAGCTCGTCGCGCAGATCGCGGATCTCGTCTTTGGCGTCGTCGGTTCGGCGCTGAGCGTCACGCATGCCGCGCTCGAGGTCGCGGCTCGCGTCCTTGCTGCCGTCGCCCATCTGCTCGAGCAGCTCGGCGACGTCCTCGAGCGGGTCGATGATCCCGCGGGTGATCGCGGACTGCGCCGAGCGGGCGTCGGCGGCGATCGCGAGGTCGATGCCCTTCGTCACGACGACTTCCCTTCTAGTGCTTCGTGGATCGCCCGCGCGTAGGTCTGCACGTACATTGCGAGGACTCTGGGGATGACGGCCGCGGCGGCGGGGTAGACGACGTAGCCGCGGCGGTTCGGTTGCTTGAACGGGGCGTGCACGTTGCGCCGGCCGCGGCTCGTGGTCCGCTCGAGGCGCGCGGCTCCGAACTCGACGGGGCCGTAGTGGGCGGACGGCTTGAGCCCGCCGGTGAGGCTGCGGCTGAGCGTCGCGGACGTGAGGCGCACGTTCTGGTCGGAGACCTTCACCCGCGCCGTGTCGACGAGCACGCGCCGCTCGAGGTCGGTGTTCGCTCGAGCAGCGAGCGCCTCCCGCCACGCCTGGGTGACCATGGGGCGCAGGTGCGCGCGCAGCTGCTTCTTGGTCTCCCTGTCGAGGTTCCGGAGCCCGCGGATAACGGTGAGCAGCTCACGGGAGCTGTACACGCTGACGCGAAGCATCCGGAACCTCGGCGGGGTCAGGCCGCGGGGGTGCGGGTCGGCTTGCCGATGACGGGCAGCGTCACGGTCGCGTTGCCGAACTGGTCGATGTCGCCACCGATCTCGCCGGCCTGCACGTAGAGGTAGCCCGAGAACGCGGTGCCACCGTCGAGCGGCTCGACAGCGTAGGCGACCTTTTCGCCCTCGTGCTCGAACAGGTACGTCGAGAGCGACGTCGCCGCCTCGTGGTCCTGGCCGAAGTTGATCGTCAGCATCCACGTCGCCCTGCCGGAGCGCTGGTGCACCGAGCCGGCCTTGAGCCCTTTGAATGTGGCGGTCGCGTAGGTCGGGGTGATCTTGAACCCGGAGACCTCGGCCTCGTAGTCGCTGCCGCCGAGCGTGACCTTGGATTCGGTCATGAATGTGGGGTCGAATGGCATGATCTATGCCCCTTTCTTGATCGCGGTGAGCGCTTCGAGCTGGATGTCGTAGCACATGTATTTCGTCTGGAATGCGGCCTTGTCGGCGCCGCGGAACACAACCCACCGCAGCGAGTTGATCGGGGCGAGCAGCTCGTCGAGCAGCTCGTCGAGGGCGACGTCGGCCTGCACGGGGTCGAGGTGCTCGGACACGACCGTGAGGATGAACGCCGGCACGAGCACGCCCTGCGCGACCGTGGAGCGGGAGACAGACGCGAGCTTGAGCATGAGCGTCGGCTTCGCGAGCTTGTCGAGCTTCTTCTGCGCCGGCACCCACAGGAAGCGGCCCGGCTCGACGAGGGCGAGCAGGTCGTTCTCGAGGCGTGCGCGCAGCGCCGCGTAGCCGGTCACTCTTCGTCCTCCTCGCCGTTGTGGCCCGTGGGGGGCACACCGCCGCGCGGTGGGCGCATGAGTCGGCGTGCTTCGCGGGCGAGCCATGGCGGGTTGTAGTCGAACCCGTCGGCGCCGATCCCGCCGCCCTCGTCGGCGATAGCGTCGTTGTAGATCCCGCGGGCGAGGGTGAGCTGCGCGAGCCGGATCGTGCGGTCGCTGGGCCGTTCGGGGTCGCCTTCCTCGGGCGCCCACGCCTCGCACGCGTCCTGCGCTGCGTCGAGGATGTCCTGCAGCAGCTCGTCGTCGATGCCCTCGGCGTCCGACCACATCGGCGGGTCGCCGGCGGTCAGGTCATCCGGGGTGAGCCATTCGACGGCCACGGGGTCTCCTTGGGGTTCGGGGTGGTGGGCTGGGCGTGCGGGCTCGTGGCCGGCGCACGCCCAGCCCTATCGGCGTCAGACGAGGCGCAGCAGCGTCGCCGTGCCGTCCGCGACGGTCTCGCCGACGGCCGGCGCGGTGGGCGCCGAGCTGTGCGATGTGCCGGCGACGACGACGATGTAGACGACGGCGGACGCCTTGATGAGCGCGCCCTCGGCGTAGGCAGTGCTGTTCGCACGGTTCGGCGTGGTGCCGATGTGCACGAGGGCCTCGGGCCGGCGCACGAACTTCTGCAGGTAGCCGTGCACGGCCTCGTCGATGCCGCCCTTGGCGATCTCAAGCGCGTTGACGTGCAGCGGCCCGCCGGGCAGCTCGTCGAACTCGATCGCGTAGTCGGCGCCGACGATCACGCTCGAGGTGGCCTCGATGCCGGTGTCGCCCTCGACGACGACGACCTTGCCGCCGCTGCGGCCCTGCACGGTCGCGGTGCCGTCGGGGTTCACGATGAACTCGACGAACTCGGGCACGAGGTCCTTGGGCGTGTAGAGCAGCTCCTCGAACGCGACTTCGTTGGCGATCGCGTAGGTGGGCTGGTCGCGGCGCTTGTCGGCCTTCTTACGCTTCACGGCGAGGATGCCCTGAATGAGCTGCCCCATCGCGCCGGCGTAGTCGTGGCCGTCGACGCCGGGGTAGACGGACGGGGCGATCGGCACGCCGGCGGTGAGCCGGTAGAGCTGCAGGGCGCGCTCGTCGGACCACTGCAGGTGGTCGGTCTTGAGCTCGGCGAGGAACGCCTCGATGACGTCCTCGCCGCCGGGCAGGTCGAAGAACTCGCGGCCGATGTCGGCGCCGCGGGCGTACATGTCGAGCGTCGACTCGTGCTTGGTCGTGTGACCGACGCCCGAGTTGATCGCGCTCTTGTTGCCGGCCCAGGTGCCGCTGCCCCACGAGGGGCTGCCGGTCGTGCCGCGGTGGAACTTGAACCCGCTCTTGCCGCCGGCGGTGATGTCGGTACCGGTCTTGCTCAGCGGGAGGTACTCGCGCTGGTACGGGATGCCGAGATCGATGCGGCTGAGCCAGCTCTGCTGGATCACGCCGTCGGCCGGCAGGGCGCCCGCGCCGCCGATGGTGACGTCGCTGAGCGCGGCGAGGACGGCCTTCGCGGCCGGGTCCATCGGGTTCCGGTACTTCAGCGTCGCGATCGCCGCGAAAATCTCGCGCTTGTCGGGTCCGCGCGGCGTGGTCTTGCCGGGCGTCGGGGGCAGGTCGACGGTCGCCTGCACTTCGGTCGTGGTCTCAGGCACGTCGGTGCCCTCCTGTTCTTCTTCGGTGTCGCCCGAGACTTTTGTCACGGTCGTGGTTCGTACCGACTCCTCGACGCGACGCCACTTCGTGCCGTCCTCGTCGGTGAACTCGGTGACGTACTGGCTCGAGCTCGACGACTCCGGCGCGTCGAACTCGCTCGGCGCGGTGTCGGCTGCGAGCACCATCGCCGAGGGGAACGCGCCCTGCTCGACGAGCGCGGAGGCAGCGAGGTGACCGCCGGTGGCCTTGCCGGCCTTGATGCCGGTGATGAACTCGCCGGAGAATCGCCGGCGCTTGCCGTTGGGGTCGCGGGCGTCGGCGAGGGCCGCGTCGCCCTTGCTGCCCTTCGCGATCTTGAACGTCGCCATGATGCCGGCGGGCTCCTCCCACACGCGCAGCCCGTTCCCGACGGGCTGGAAGCGGTCGTGGTCGAGGTTGAGGACCATCGCGGCGGGGTCCTCGGGCAGCGCGATCACGCCGGCCTCGACGCTGAACAGGCCGACGTTCGTTCGGCCGAGCTCGCCGTAGGGGATGACGAGGCCGGTGATGGTGCGGTCCTCGAGGTTGGCGAGGACTTCGCCGCCCTCGATCTGGATGGGTTCGGGCATGGATCAGTCCTCCGTGGGTGTGCCGGTTTGCGCCGGCGTCGTGTTGGCGAAGTCGAACCGCACGCGGGTGCCGCGGGGCACGACTTCATCGGTGGATAGGGCGTGCTCGAGCGGCGCGGTCCAGAACTCCATGCGGTCGTTGAGCTCGCGGGTCTCGGTCTCCTGCGTCTCGTAGGTCAGGGTGGACTGCGGCTTGGCGCCGTCGACGGCGGACGCGTTCAGGTTCAGGAAGTTGGCGAAGTCGATGCGCACGGCGTTGCGGGCCTCGGTGAGCACGTTGATGCCCTGCTCGCCCTCGAGGCGGATGTTCGCTTTGGCCGGCGCGAAGAACACGGCGCCGTCGGGATTCTGCAGCGCGGCGGAGACGTCGCGGACGTAGTTCTTCGCCTCGCGCTTGGTGAAGTCGCCTTCGTTCTTCTCCTCGATGATCACGGTCGGAGCGGGGTTCCGCACGCGTGAGGACCACGCCCGCTCGAGCGCTTTCGCTGCGCGGATCGACTCGGCTGCGACGGTGAGCAGCCCGTCGAACGGGCCGCGCAGGATCAGGTACTCGCCGGGGTTGAGCGGCTTGTCGTCGACGCACACGCGGCCGTCTTCGTCGATGCCCCAGCGGTCGTAGGGGCAGTGCTGCGCGTCCTGGATCTGGCCGAGCTCCCCCTCGGGCGCCTGCCCGCGTGCGAACAGCCACAGCGACGAGGGGTAGAAAATCCAGTCGTCGAGGGTGTGCGCGATCCGCTCCCACGGCGTGCGAGCCGTGTTCGTGCGGTAGAGCCACGGGTGCTTCGAGCTCACGTCGGCGTCGGACTCGTTCAGCGCGCGCAGCGGGCGGTCGGCGAGCGACACGATGCGGTTGCGTGCAGCTGCGATCGCGGGGACGCTCATCGCTTCGCGGCGTGTGATCGGGACCACGTTGAGGCCGAGGATGTCGGCCCACACGAACTTCTCGAGCTCGCCGTCGCCCCACGGGCTCACTATCCCGGACACGCGGCGCGGGGACTTCGTGGCGGTACGCTGCAGCCGGCCGATGAGGTCGAGGCGATCGCGAAGCTTCACGCCTACGACGATCCGGAAAAGGTGTTACAACTCCCGCGTCGGCGGCGTGTCGGACCCGTCGAGCTCGATCTTGAGCACGCCATCCTCTGGCGTCATGTTGACTGCGTTCTCGACGACGTGAGGGACGAGCGACACGAGGACGCGCGCCCGGATCGTGATCGCGACGTCGACGCGCCGGGTGCCATATTCAGTGTCCATCGGTGGCTGCTCCTGCCTTCTCGATCTTGCGGTACTCGGCGACGCGGCGCGCGCCGGATGCTGTTCGGGGGTCGATGTCGTGCACGTTGATCAGGTGCCGCTCGCCCTGGCCGTAGGCCTCGTCGACGGTCCATGCGAACGCGTGCCAGTAGCTGCAGCTCGAGCAGAACGAATAGACGTAGCGGACGTGCTCGCCGCCGCGGGCGACTTCGCGCTTGATGGTCGGTGCGGTCATGCTGCGACGATCCCCGTTCCGGTGTTGCCCTTGTCGTAGTGCTGATCCCAGTTGCGCAGCGCACGCACGGCCGCGTCGAGGCAGGTGATGTCGTCGCCGCGCTCCATCGGCGTGAACAGCCACACCTTCTCGTCGTGGCGGACGTAGCGCTTGGCTGCGCGTTCCACGGCGTCGTCGAGGCCGGTCTGCCCAGCGAAGTGCACGAGCGTGCCGCGCTCGAGGTCGCGCAGCAGCTGCACGCACCCGGCGGCGGTGTCGCTGTAGGTCTGCACCCGCATGCGCGGCTTCGGGCGCAGGCGCGCCGCCTCGAGCGCGGTGGCCTTCCCCTCGCCGATGTCGTCGAACGCGATCGACGATCCGGGGTAGCGCCGACTGAGCTCCTGCAGTCGCTTCGGCAGCCACATGGTGCCCGAGCGGTGATCGACTACCTCGATCACGGCGCGCTTCTTCGCGTCGCGCCACGCGGCGACGATCGCGGCGACCGAGCCGCCTGGCTTGACCGCGACTCCGAACGCGACGCGGCGGGGCCGCTGCGGGCGCTTCGACTTCTCGGTGTCGATCCACCACTGCGCGGGCACGGCACGCTCGCCGAATGTCTCGGGCCACAGCGAGCCGTACTCGCGCGCCCACTTCGGCTTCGACATCTTGCGCCAGTTGGTGCGCATCTTCGCGAGCGTGGTGAGCGTGCCGACGCCGGGGTGGTAGCGCTGGATCAGCGCGAGCGCGGTCTCCTCGTCCTCGATCTCCTCCCACGGGGTGTCGGGCGGGAAGCAGTAGTCGGCGCCGGCGATCGCACCGCCGGCGCGCAGCCGTTCGACGCGCGCCCACAGTGGTCCGGAGCGCACCTCGCCAGCCGTGCCTGAGAGCACGAGCGCAGAGTGCGGGCGGGTGTCCTGCAGCGGAATGATGCCGGCCATGAGCTCGTCGCCCGCTTCCGGCTCGAGCTCCTGGCCCTCGTCGATCCATGAGATGTCGCCGGCCTCGCCGCGGTAGGCGTCCGCGTCGGGCTTGAGCACGAGAAACTGCGAGTCGTTCGTGTAGTAGATCCCCTTGCCGACCTCGCCCATGAGGATGCGGAACCGCCGCTCGAGCGACTCCTGCGCCGCCGGCTCGGGCATCCAGTCGTCGCCGAACAGCGCAACCTGGTGCGCTTGTGCCTTCGACGGTCCGCGCTGCAGCCCGCGCTTCCACGGCGGCACGCCGGCGAGCGCTTCGGGATCCGGATCCGTGCGATCGAGGCGCGCCTTCCACTCGCGCAGACGGGCGGACGACTTCACGCCTGACTGCGCCGAGAAGGTCACGAGGTAGCCGCCGCGCGAGAGGCAGCGGCCGTGGCACCACATGAAGATCGTCGTCGTCTTGGACGCGCGCCGCATCGCCTCGATCACGGCCTCGTCGATGTCCTCGACGTTGCCGGCGGCGTTCAGCGCGTCGACGATCCACAGCTGCTGCGGCTGCAGCGGGAACCGCTTCGGAGACTCGGCTGCCATCGCCTCGATCAGCTCGAGGTCGTCGAGGTCGACGAGCTCGTAGCCCATCGAGCGGGCGCCGACGAGGAACTCGGTGCGCAGCTCCGGGTCCTCGAGCAGCGGTCCGATGAACTTGGGCTTGATCCCGCGGTTTCTGACCGAATCCCACAGGTAGAGAGAGAAATCGGTGCTGCCCACAAGTGGAGGTTCAGGCGCCGTCTCAAAAGAACGCGCGGTCGTCGACGTCACCACGGGCGGATGCCTCCGTTCGCGTCGGGCTTAGGGCGACGACGTGCGTTGCTGGCCTTCGCGCCGAGCTTGCCGCCCGCGCGCAGGTTGCAGGTCGCGTGCGCTGCGCCGGTGTTCGCCCTCGTCGTGCGCCCACCCTTCGACGCCGGCGTGAGGTGCGCGACGTGCCACTGCTGCTCACGGTGCACAGGGCGTCCGCACTCGGTGCACGGCAGGGGCAGCCGTGCCTCGATCTCCGGGCGCAGCGTGCGCGTCGCGGTCGTGTGCTTCGATGCCCTGTGGTGCCGGCTCACTTCACGGGCTCCTTGTGGGTGAGGTGGTAGGTGCCGCACGGGCACAGGTAGATCCGGAGATAGCCCTTGCGACGTCGGACTGCGATCGCTGCTGCGCTCACGGCATCCGCCCTCGTGGGGTACGGGTTCTTGGCCGGCGTCGGGCAGGTCATGAGCCGGGCCTCGTGTGGTCGGCGCTTTCGCGGTGCTCGATCGCGGCCTGCTCGGGCGTCTGCCCGTGCTCGACGTGGATCAGCGCGCCGCACGCGCCGCACTCGATGAACATCACAGGGCACCTCCGGCGAGGGCGTACCGCATCGCCCACCGCTGTGTGCGGAACGTCTGGGCGTGGGCGAGGTCGTGCGCACGGTAGGCGATCCACGGGCTGCGCTTGCGGAGGTCGAGGCGCTGGACCATCCAGCGGCCCTGGCCCTTCACCACGCACCGCCCGTCGCGCCGACGACGGTCGCGACGACGGCTGCACCCATCGCGACGACGCCGAGCAGGGTGGCGATCAGCTCGCCGTGCCTCTCGACCCAGGTCGGCTGGGACCACCTCATCAGCCGCTCGTCGCGAGCGGGCTGGGGCTGCTGCCGCTCGAACCACGGCGAGGGGCGATTCACGACGCGCTCCGGACGACGTGCGGACGCTCGTGGCAGTGCTTGCACATCCCGTGCTCGCTGAGCTCGTGACGACCGTCGCGCCAGTTGCCCGGGCACCGCTCCTCGGGCCACGTGATCGAGCCGAAGTTATCCACAGGCGCGTCGAGGGGCTCCTGTGGTTGCGCTGGTACGTGATCTTTATTCTTTATTTGGTCTTCTATAGTCGTCGTCCCAGCCGACGCGGCTGAGCCGTCGACGGCTGAGCCGACGTCGGCTGAGCCGACGCGGTGAGAGGGTGACTTATCCACAGGGAGCAGCTGGTTGACAGATGGGTCAGCGGCGAGCGCAAATGGGTCCTGCAGGATCCACGCATAGCCGCTGAACTGACCCTTCTGCCGGCGCGATCTCGGCCTGTGGAGATAGCCGGCGCGCTCGAGCTCCGCGACCAGTGTGCGGATGCCGTCGCGGCCTTCCTTCCAGGTCGCTCCGGCGAGGCCCGCGAGGCTGATCTGGTAGCCGACGTCGTGGGTCATGAGGTGGGCGAGCAGGCCGCGCGCGCCGAAGCTGAGGCGCTTGTCGCGCATCCACTGGTTGGGCAGCTGCGTGAAGTCGCGCTCGAACTGCATCCGCTCGCGGTGCAGCGTGCCCTGGTTCGGGAACGATGCGACGTCAGGCATCTGCGTGCTTCTTGTGGCACTCGCACTCGAGCACGAGCTGCGCCATCTGGGCGAGCAGTCGCTCGACGATGACGCCGGCCATCGGCATGGCGAGGGTTGCGCGCCGCCGCGCGAGCTCCGACGCGTGGTGCTCGACGTGCGCCCAGTCGCCGGCTCGCGCAGCCTTGCCTGCGGCCATGGCGTCCGGGATGCAGTCGTTGATGTAGGCGTCTGCCTGCTCGACGATCGCGGTCTGAGCGGCGATCTCGGCAGCGCTCAGCCCGTGCTCGGCGAGGAAGGCCTCGGCGTCCTGTCGTTCGGTACTGTCTGACACGATGATCCTCCTGTGGAACGAGCGATCCGTTTTCGGATCACTACGCACATCACAGGGGCTCCCGTGCACGCCGACCCGCATTTGACGCGGCGTGTCTCGATTTCGGAGCGGACGTTTCGCTAGAGTGAGCGCCATGACGATGCTTCAGGCTCACAGCACGACCGTGAAGGCGCGACTACGCGAGACGCGCAACGCAGCTGGACTGACCACACGAGACGTCGCCGCTCGTGTGGGAGTGGGGCCGGCGACGGTCTCCCGATGGGAGAACGGCGAGGGCGAGCCGAGCGTGTCGCAATTCGCGCTTTGGGCTGCCGCAACGGGTCAGCCCCTCGAGCTGATGATCGAGGGGCTGGAATGGTGCACCCCCAGGGACTTGAACCCTGAACCCACTGATTCAGAGTCGCTCGAGCACGAGCTCGCGTTCTGGACGCTCGTCGACGAGCTCGTAGTGTGACGAGCTCTGTCGGCGCGAACCAATAGTC